AGGGTTTTGGAGCTATTATTTATGGTCGCATATATTGAAAATTAGCTACGTGACCCTCCTATATATTTGCATGAACGGAGATTTTAACTACAACACCATCAAGGTAGATTTTGAGTTTTTCGTCTACTTTATCGGACCAGTAATATCCATTATAGCTATTATGGCAGCGGTCATTCTGGTTCATCCGGAGTGGGTCAAAAAGCCCAAATTAGCTCATGCTGACCGGCCCCAAATCGAGCTCAAAAAGTAGGTGATTTTAGGCTGATTTTTTGGACCCCCGAGTTGAGCGATTTTATGGTGTGATTTTCAGGGGGCAAGGTGGACTGCTGACAGAGGCCA